ATAAGACTTTGGTTAGCATCTTTGCCATTGACCTCAATCGTACCAAGTACTCTTCCAAATTTACCTTTCTCCATATCTTCTGTAACTAAGGTAAATTCACCATCAGCTTCTGCTAATAGTTCTATCAATCTATGTTTAGCAGCAAGTCCCCANGATTTNTCTGCTAAATTTCTTGTCCTGCTCTCAGGTGTATCTATACCCATTAAACGGATTCTATCCCTCATGAATACTGAAAAACCTAATTCTATATCTGCATCGATGGTATCTCCATCAACAACTCTTACTAATCGTGCGTTAAATCTATACATTCTATTCTCCTCTATACGTCAGTGTCAAAAAAGTTAATCGTTTCGGTGTATGGTTCTTTAAAACCACCAGCACCATCAGATGTGGTTGTACCCACTATCTTTTGTGTCTCAAATTTACTAGTCGTAGGATCAACATTCCCTGAATAATCAACTTCTGTCTGGAGAATTTGTTTGCTTTTACCTATACCTCTATAATAACGAATACGAGTTTCAAAAGCTAATGTATAAACAATAGCTCTTCTCGTAACTAAATCACCTTCATAATCATCATTAAGTTGAACACTCTGTAAAACAATTGGAGTGTCGGTCTTTATATCCATGCTTGGAATATCTTTTATTGTTACTGTATACTCTGGCTGAAACATTGGAAGTATCTGCTCTAATAATTGCAGAGCTTCATCTTGAGTTTGAGCCATAATATTTAATTCAAATCCAACCTTATAAACAGCTGGTGCACCTAACTTATTTAATTGTAATGTATCACCTGTTATAACCTTTGTAAAATTCTTATGCTTTGATACACGTGCAGCTGCATCATATTCCATAGAGGATATTTCAAATGCTAGCCTTGGTAATTTGATTGCTAGCTTCGGATCAGATGTTTGTTCGTTTAAACGTGCAAGTACTTTTGTTCTTGGTGAATATCCAAGAGGCACTTGAATTTTTTGTAGTATTTTACCAGCAGCATCTTTTTTAACAACTTGTAAGTCATTAAAGATAGATCCAAATACGGATACCATTCGTCTAGTTGATTCGTTATAAAAATGATTAACAAACATTATGGATCTCCAAACGGATTAGCTTCAGAAAAGTCTATTACATCATCACCCGCAATTTCGAACTCATCATTGTCAGCAAATGCATCTTGATTATAGAATGTCTTCGTAGTACCACTCTCATCAGTTGTAATATTTAATGATGTGCCAGATAATGTACCTACAAGTTTCCTATTAGCGGCCGCTTGTACAGAGAATGCCATGAATGTACCATCTCCATTTGAACTTTGATGTGGAGATATAATTGTTACTCTGTTATTATCACCGTCCCAACCAGCTACATAACCTTCAACATTAATTGGTACAGCTGGAGAAGAGCTATCATTTACTCCAGTCCATTGTGTAACAGGTTCACCAAGTTCGTATGCAGTAGTACCTGCAGCTACGATATAACTATATGATGTAGCATTATTCCATTCAATAGCATCAATCTCATCATAACCTGTATCGAAATGCTGATCGTTATATTCAAATAACTCAGCAGTCATTGTGTATGTTGGTAGATCTCCTAATTGATAGAACGGATTCTTAGGTTCTACATATCGTATCTCAAATAATCTTTGAGTAAGTGTCATATAAATGAGATCACCTTCAGCTGGTTTACCTTTTTCAGTATAACCTAAATTAGCATCATTAACATTAGCACCTACAACAGAATCCCATCTACGTTTAGGTACAACAAAATCTGCTTGATCACGAATCTCTAAACCAAACTTACCTAATAAATTACTATCGCCTTCAAACCCGTCAACGTTTTCTACATAAACTTCTATTGGATATGCTTGAGTAAATTCGCTCCACTCTTCATTAAGCAAAGCATCTTCTGCTAGACGTGTACGTGGTAGATATATTATATCTTGTCCGAATACTTTAATACTTTCTGTTACAAGATCTTCATACAGGTCCTGTTCAGATTTTACAGCACCCGAAAAATATACTGATGTAGCCATTAATTACCCCATTAAAAAGTTGTCTGGCATGGCCCATATTAGCCTTGCTTCTTCTTCTAACCCCTGAATTTCTTCAATCGCATCTTCATAAATCTGGCGACCATTTAACGTTATTCCACCTGGCAATGTGAAGTCTTGAAACTTCATTAAGTTTGCACCCCATTGACGTTTAATTAATGCAGTAAGATATTTCTTTAAGTAGTGATCGTTATACACATCAACATAAGTGTCTGGAGCTATAATATTAAATACCTCTAACACAATAAACTCACCAGCTTTTAAATCACCAAATCCTTCATCCATATGAACTCTATTCATATGTCTACTAAATCTAATATGCTCTTCACTATTCAATCTGTGATCAACTAAAGATAATTTTTGTTGAGACATTACATATTCTTGCATTTGTGTGCCTAAACCCTGTATCATGAAGATATCATTAAGTCTCATATGATAACCCATATCAAATAATGAACTACCAGTAGTGCCTGTAATTTTTAACATACGAACAACTGATGTGACACTATCAGCTATAGTAATATAACTATTTGTTATATCAGTTGCAGTAAGCTCATGCTTAATATATTCACGTATTACCGCATCAGAATGATATTCCTGATAAAATTGGATAGCGTCATCTGTACGATCTTCTAATTGATCTTCGTCTACATTGATTTCAATTACAGGTGCGCCTAAGTTTCTTAAGCAGTAATCTTGTAATGTCGATCTTGAATTAGGTTTTGCCATGATGTTTCCTTGTTATATAGACTTATTTATATAAAACAAGACTCCCTTTAGTGAATTTGGAAGAACTTTTCCATACGTGCTTCCGTTTTAGCATCAATGTTTGTGTGATGATTTTTTGAATATATCTCTTTTGCGGCTGTCACATCGCCTTTAGCTAACTGTACAAAGTTAAAATCTTTAGAAGTTTTACTATGCATATGAACAAATGCTAATGCTACCATTTCATCATAATTTAATAGAGATAAATCCGCTTCATGGTCATAATCTCCTGGATCCATAATTGTTCCTAGTAATGAACCATTAACTTTTCTCTCAAGTGTAATTAACCATTCAGGATATTCCATTCTTGAGCCGTCACTATAGCCACGTGGATTCCAATCTCTTTTACCTGAGGCAGTTAAAGTTGTTTTTGCTGGGAATGAAACAGTATCACTTGATGCAGCAAGTATTCCTGAAGCTTCAGTACTAATTGTTTTTGTATATGCAGGATATGTCCATTGTCCATCAACTAGCTTTACTAAACTATCATCATAGTTAGAACCTTCCCATCTGGAATCGCTAGTGTAATCAGTGGCTGGATCAAAAAAACTATATACAAACCCAAGTTTTTCCATATTATCATATAACTCATTTTGAAAAGCATATTGAATTTGACCTGCTTGGAAGGTGGTAAGATCTATTGCAAAAAAACTATATTCATCAATACCATTATTAACACTCCATGACATATCTATTCCTCTTGATGTATGTGTAAGAGCATAAGTATAAAATTCTTCAGTTTGTACACCGTTTACTTCTGAACTTGTTGATACCGTTTGAGTGCCAAGACCGTCAGAAAGATTTGTTGATGGCAAAGCTTTAACATCTGGTATATCTGATACAAACAAATCATATGTGTCAGTTTTTATTGGAGGAAAAAATGAGTTAACAGCTTGTGTTCGAGTAAATCCTGTGCCACTACGACGTGTATTAAACTTTTCTATATGGTATCTGTAACGATTGACTGCAGTTTCAACAGAATCTTGATTTAAAAATTGTACATAACCATATGCACCGCTTTCAGAGTTCACAGCATCTTTTACCCATGATGATTCTATACCAACTATCTCATCCATAAACCACATAACATTGGCTTCAAATGCATCATAATCAAATTTTGCTAACTGGTCTTCATCTAATCCATGTGTAAATTCAACATCTCTTTGGTATCTTAATATTTCATCATACACCAACATGGTTGCTTCAGCTAAAAATGAGCCAGCACTTTCTTTTAAATTAACAGTTTTGGTGTAATACTCAGAGGATGTAGCGGTTGGTATATTAGCAGGATAAACCGCATTCATTTGAGCTGCTGTAGGTAATGTTAATGTTGCCATAATTACAAAAAGGCCTATCTTAAGTTTTTTTCCGAGTTGGAGCATTCCGTCTTTGATTCACGTCTTTCGCATCGATACCCATCTTTGAAGCATCGCCATATTTTTTCATAGTCTTAGCAAGATATGCTTTCTTTGCTTTCATTCTCTTCATTGCTGCAGGACCTAATTCATTTACATCATGTGTATAACCCTTTTTCTTCATACGTTCATGATCAGCTTTTGTTTTAGCATCATACTCGTTACCATCTTTATCATACATCTTATGTGGTGAAAATTCATCATCTTCTTTGACTTCCCACAATCTAAAATTTTGCATATTACTTGTCCGTAAAGTTAATTATTTTTTCAAATAAATCTGGTGCCGTATCTAATTTAAGTGCTTCTTCTGTTTTACATTCATATTGATATTTTGTTGCCTTACCTATTGTTTGTATTACAGTAGGATAAAATTTCAACTCAGGTATATATGGTTTAAAAGCTTCTATACTACTTGGAAAACAAACACAAAAACCAGAATCATAACCTCTTTGTAAAGCACTACCCATTATCATTTTTAAAAACATTGCTATCTCTAATGCACCTGATTCTCTATTGTTATGATTCATCCAATTGTAATCAGCAAATTCCCATAAACTTTTACCATCTGTGCTCTCTTGCCCTTCACTAGTATTGTCCTCAGAATGAAATCCATTCGGTTCACAAACTCTTGGTGTTGCGATTAATGTCCAAGGTGCTGTTCTTAAATGCATCAACCCAATACTATCATTCTGCATAGCCTCATCACCATAAGTTTCATCATCAATTCTTTGTTTATGGTCTTCAGATAATCGCCAAATAGCATTACTACGTTCTGCATTAGGGCCTAAAATATGTATTTCATACCCAAAAGCTTTTCTAAAAGATGTAACTAAAGGATATGCTTCTGAAAGTATTTCTTTTATTTCATCTTTAGTTGGAACAACCGTATCACTATAAGTATTTGGGTGTTTCCTTTTATCATATACTTCTTTCAATATATTCATAATATTATCCTCTTACTTTATCAGCTAAATCTTTGTCAGCTTTCCCCCATGTTCCAGATGATTTGGTTACAAATGAGTTTACTCTTGCATGGCCCCACTGCTCNGGTGTTGTACCAGGTCTATGACCTGTTCTCCATGCCGCAACTCCACGATTATAAACTTGTCTTAAGATTCCAAGAGGCATACCAGAAGCTTTAGCTTTCTTTGCTAATGACTTATCAGACTTGCTTTCTTCATATACATCAGGATACATCTTACGCATCTTTGCTGTATGTGTAGACATACGAGTCTTCGCAGTCTTATCTCCTACTGCTGGCTTATAAGCATCTGGGTTATCATCATCCATGGCAGCTTGCTTCTTAAATT